CTATATTGGATACATATACTGCCATTACTTAAAATAAAACTACCTTTAGATATTTATTAAATTTTTGATTGTTTCTTGTTGCTTTAAATATAATTTACAATATAATTTTGCAAAATTCTTCAATTCTTTTTCATTTAATTGATCTATAACTCTAGAATGTTTTTCATATTCAAATAATTTGTCCATTGATTGTAGTACAATCTCATCTGGATTCATTTAATAACTCCTTTAATAATAATTTTATTTCTTCAATGTCAGTTTTAATTTGATCTATTTCTTTTCTTTGTTTTTCTCTATTATTTAATGTATTAATATGTTGATTATATGAAAGGTTATCAATATTAACTATAGCACCTGTATTTTCATCTCTATAAAGATTTGGGTGCCCTTCTACTGGTATCATCATAGTGTAGCAATGGTTCTAAGATCCCTAAATATCGGGGGATATGCTTGATTTGTGGATGACATAACAATTTTGATCGAATATCCAGTAAACTGTCCAATATTGTTTATATTATATTCATAATCTAAAAACTGATTTTCTAAACTTGGTGGAACATAAACATCCGGCAATCCACTATTTTTAGATGAATCTATTACATCTAAAAATCCATCATTGTTATTATCTATTGTTAAATTTTTATATCCTGGGAACAATTCAAATGTTTGCTTAACTTCACTTGAATCCGCTCTTATTAAACTATATAAAACTCTAAAGTCTGCGGATGAATGTCTGTAAGCAGATACAATAACTTTTAAAGATCTTGCTGGTTGAGCAAGAAATACAGTATTTGAATAATATACTGCCATATGTGGATCTTCAAGGATACTATTTACTCTTCCATCTTCTTCATAATTTAATATTGGAGCATTAATTCTATTGGTATGAAATTCAGTGAAAGAATCATCTATAAAAATTTGTGGAGACAGATATTTATTTGTTGTATTTAAAGTTAATGCAGTAATGAAAGATTTTTTTCTATCTAAGGTAGAATAAGTATCTTCATTTACTTTAGAACAAATAATTCTATTAGATTGAAGTCTATTCAGTGTATTTAATTGTATATCTTCATATCCCTGATCTATGAATGAAGATTCAGATCCGCTTACACTTGTTCCACTTAGTGTTCTTATTTTCCCAGATACTGTTGTAAATGCTCCTGGAGATAGTATATTATAATATGGCATTAGAGAATCATATTGAATATTTTCAGTAGCATAAACGTTTGATCCTCCACAAGAAAGTTCGCTAAAGAATGAAAGTTGCGGATAACTTGTTAAAGTTCCATCTGAACTTCTATTTGTACCATTGGTAGATCTATCAATCTTAATGTAATATTCATCAACACCTAATCCAAAATCATCAATATCATGCTCTGCATTAATTCTTCTCAGAGAAACTCCATTCAATTCATACTTAAATACTGTTGAACCTCCAGTATGAGTTAAAACTTTAGTATTATCTTTTCCTCTTGAAATAACTTCTAATGTATTTGCAGAAACGTTTTTATATTCAATAATTTCATTATCAATTAAAACGTATCCAGGATTAGTATCACTTACCGGTACACCTTCAAATGTTCCAAAATCAGAGGTACTGGCAATAGATATTGAAGTAGAAGAAGAATTTAAATCTTGTGATAATGTTGTTGGTGAAATATTTGACAATACATCAGTTAATTTCAGTTTATTATTTTTTGCGTACATTCCATGATTAAAATGATTTACTCTCATGTAATCTCCAGATGAAAATTCTCCAAATGAAGTAGAACTTGTTATAGTAGTGGCAGAAAGTGAAACTCTTGCTCCTGAATTATTGTAATATACTAACGATGAAGTGCCATCATTAGTAAAACCACTGGACTGTACATTAGAAAGATATAATGTGTCTATTGCATTATTGTTTCCAGTAATTGTAATTTTTGCATTCTTTCCACTATTAGAAACTACTGAAGAAGTTACAATTCCAACTACATCTCCAACGGAGTAACCATTTCCAGGATTTACTATAGAAACTCCTGTTATTGAAGATGTTCCGATGGAAACTGATGTTATGTTTAAAGTTAGACCAGAACCATTTCCAATAATATTATAAGTAAATACTGATGAATCTACAGTGTAACCTTGTCCACCAGTAGTGATATCTATGCTAGATGCAGAACATCCTGTACCAACAATATATCCATAATTATATGTCTTTGAACTTTCTCCAACCTTTCTTCCAGTTGTAAGTATACTTATTACTTCTGAGTCTGTAACAGTAGTTATTCCAAGTTTTAATTTTTTTGGTAATACTGTTATTGGATTTGTGAGAAGATTTTCAACATAACCATTACTTCTGTCTAAAGTTGGATTGTAAAAATATGCAACACCAGGTTGAGTCGTAAACACTGCCCTATATAATCTAAATTTCATATCTTGGTATTGACTTGCAGTCCAAATAGATCCATTTTGAGATTTAAATAAACTTCCAAGTGCAAACTGTTGACTGTAAATAACACTTGAAGAATCTGGTAGATTGGATGTTTGTATAGTTTTTTTACCCATTTCAGCAATGAATACCTGATATTCGTCACTTTCTGGTGCCAATAAAACTACTGCATATTCATTATTTGGTTCAAGATAAATTGGATAATCAAAAATTACTGTTGTTGCAACACTACCATCTTCAGATGTTTGTATTTGATCTGGTCTTAAAACTACAGGATTTCCTAAACAAAATAGAGTTGGAGTACCAAGATCCATGGTTCTTATTTCAACCGTAAGTGGTGCATTTCCAGAGTCTTTGGTATAGAAATACAAATCTACAGCAGTTATAAATGCACCATTTTCATCATTATTTAAATTATTACTACCACCAACAGTAAAAGATTGTGCTAAAGGATCTCGACGAACAATTGGTGTTATAATTGTCTGTCTTGTAGTAGTAACAGTTGTTGTTCTTACAGTAGTTATCGTGGTAGTATTAGTAATGATTGTTTCAAATAATTCTCTAGTTCCCGTAGATGAATAATTTGTTTCTGCTGTAGAAAGACTTGTATCTCCAGAAAGTCCAGATTGATTTGTTGAACTTGAAGTAATTTTATATGTTTTAGTTCCCGTATTTATTCTTATTGCGGGTGGTGGATTTGTGTTTGGATCTCTTAAGAAAAATGAACCTATCAAATCACCATAATCATCTGATATCAATCTTCTATCTTTAACATATGCAATAGCACCACTAGTTTCTCCCACTAATTTCATTCCAGTGGTTATATATCCACTATAAAGACCTTGTGCTTCTTGGGATAATGAGTAAGTATCTACATTTAATATTTTAGATGAATTACTATAAGCGGTTGGTATTGATTCTGTTTTTAAATAAGGATTTGATATGTAAGTCGCAGATGGAGAGTTAAAAGCACCAAATTTGTGATTTGGTGAAGCAAGTCTAAATTTAATTAATTCTCTTGATATACCGTCTCTATTTTCATATCCAATTACAGTTTCTCCAATTTGAAAAGATCCCACCGAACCATAATTTTGAAGAGATGAATCAGTTGATATTTCAATCAACTTAGGAACGAAATCTATTTCAGAAACACCGTCTAAAAATTGATAAAATCTAGTAAAAGGTTTTAAATTACTAACTGAAAACTCTGTATTACGAGATCTCATATATTCTTCAATTTCAGATCTAAGAAAATTTCTTTGATCGGATCTAACAGTATTTAAAGACTGCTCATCCCTAACATTAGTTGTAGTATTTACTACTTCTCTAGATTCACCAGGACCAAACCTGACAGGACCACCTCCACCGTTTTGAGGTGCGCCGATGGGTGAACCGTTTCTATTCCAAAACGGTCCGATTCGTGGCCACGGTTGGACTAAAGGTCTGCGATCATCTGTTGGTAGACGAACATCAGCATTTTCGGTTCTTGAAATAAGAACATGATTAGTTACATTTATATTTTTATTTGGAAGTTCAATTGTTCTTACCCAAGTGTCGCTAGATGGAGAAAGTTTAATTACCCCAGTATAAGATACTACATTAAATGGATTTACATTTTCAACACCAGTTGCTAATAATTGTGAAATCCATGGAATAGAATCATATTTGAGTGTTATTGATTCTCCAGTTTTTTGTACATTTGGATCAATTAATTTATAATTTTGAGATAAATCTATTGTTTCATTAGAAGTATTTACTTCTGGTGCTAAATAATTTTTTAGACTATTCCTTGATATTATTGGTCTAAGTTCACCCTGAAATACATTAACTTCTACTGAAGATCTGGTGACATCAAATCTTGACGAATCTTTAAAGTCATCTACAAAAAAACCTGTTTTAAATCTATTAAGACCCTGAGCATCTTGAATTTGTAAAGTTTGGGTATTTAATTCAAGTAAAGATAATGATGTGACTCTTTCTAAATTTTCAACTCTATTTTCAATAGTTCCAATATCTCTCATAGTATATCTTTTATTGTCAACCAAACTTATAATTGCATCTTTTGTATTATAGAGATATGGGGGTAAAGATATTGTAGCCAACTCCATAACGTTTTCCGTTTGAATTGTTGGAGCTTGTATAGATGAAGACCCACCTTTTAAATATTTAAAATCTCCAGATTTATCTAAATAAATTTTATCTATTCTTCCAATATAATAATTATATCCAATAAGTGAATTCTGGTCGGGAGATAAATTAAAACGAATAGAATTATCAAAATTTCTGGATGAAAAATCAAAGGGCGAAGAAGATGTACTTGTAAATTCAGTAACTCTTGGTCTAAAATCTAATATATCAGTAGATCTTAGAGCATTATTTTTTAAAAGTGGAACGTCTGTTAAAAATCTTTCTTTATCATAACTTAAAACAGTAAAAACATCACCATTGTCATCTGATGGAACAGAATAATAATCAAAAACAATTAAGAGTCTTCTATTTGGTTCTGATACACCGTTACTTCTAACAATACTAGAATAATCGTAATATTGTTCTTTTTGTCCCCTATCCAAACTAAAATTGTTTGTTAAATCATTATATTTTCCTAAAATAATACTATCAATAGTAGTGCTAATATTTGATTCGCTAAATGTTACAGGTTCATTAGAAATGAACCTTTGAGAATTTAAATAAACAATACCCACAGAATTAGTGGATTTTGTTACTACTCTTGCAATTGTCTTACTAGTATTTCCAATTATATTTTCTCCAATAAGGGCATTATTTTGAATATTATCTAAAATACTAAAGTTTAAAGAATCTAAAGTTGGGTTTTGACTATCCAAAGATTCATATATTGCCAAAAATCTCACAACATCCGGATAATTAAGAGAAATTCTTTCATCTTGAACTCTTAATCCATAAAATCTATTATAAATTAAACCATCATTTAAACTTGTATTTACACCAACTCCAGATTGTGGATTTTTGGAATATATTACATTTAAAGTTTTACTTCTATTAAATTGTTTTATTTTGCTTTGTATTCCACTTTTCACAAAAGATGCATTAATTACAGATGTAATTTTTCCTGGAGTTAAATTTGATAAAGTAACTACATTATTAGATAAAGAAAATTTATCTGATGTTAACGTTTCTATAGTTCCATCTTTGTAATGAACTGAATATCTTTCAGCATCAAAAGGTAAAAATGATGCAGTAGTTAATCCTGTTGGCAAAGAAAAATCAGATAAAGATAAAGAAATTTGATTTGCTGCACCTGAAGGACTCTTTTCTGTGGAAGACTGTAAAGTAAAATATAATAATGAATTATTCAAATTAACCGAAGATACATTTGAATTTGGCAATATAGAATACAAATATGCCTTTTCCGTATTCCGGATAACAGGAATACCCAAAGAAAAAGTAGTTGAAGTAACTACACCAACAGTTCCATCACAAACATTAGAAACATCTGCAACACTTTCTATTGTCATTTCGGAACCATTAGATGAAATAGATGATACTCTATTAAAAGTTTCTAAACTTGAACCTTCTTTTTGGAATCTAATAATTGAACCAATTTTAATCTGAGAGAAAAATCTTCCAGGAGAAGTTACTACTCCTCCATTAATACTTATAGTATCTGAAGAATTAAATCCTGGAACTGAAAATCTTTCTAATATACAATCACTTAAAAATGATGTAGTAAATTCGGATACTGCAGTAGATTGATAAATTTGCTTTACATCATCAATATTATATGAAACTATTGATGAAATTGTTCTCGGAGTTGTATCTAATCCATTAATGAGTATTTGTTCTCCCTGAATAAAGGTTCCAGAAGTTTGATTAAGATTGATAGTTGTTGTTCCATTTCCAGATGAAACAGCAAAACCACTTGCTCCACTACTTTTTCCTTTTATAAATGAAGATACTGGTAATTCAGAAGAACTTAAAGATTGATTTAATACTAATGTAGTATAAGTTTGAATATCATACAAATATAAATCCCAACTTGTGGAATTATTAGTATACGTAGAGTCAGTTAATCTATAATTATATACTCTTGCATCTCCAATTTTTGTTGTTGATAATGGATTACCAGAAGAACTTCTTCTCACTGAATGAAGTTCTACTATTTGGTTTTGTTTTATGGAACCAGAAACATTATTTACTCTAAATAAGTTTCCCATTTCAAATGGAACACTTACATTGTCTACACTTAATGTATCTCTGGGTTTATCTACATCTATGATTGTTGTTGTTAATTTTTCAATATCATATCCCTTTACATATGATTTTCCTGGAGATAATTTTATACACATTAAATCATCGGAAGGAGTATTATTTTCTTCCGTTTTTTGATTTTCAAAAAATAATCCGTTATTTCCTAATCTATCGTTAAGAGAATTATGCAATGAAATTTTAAATGGTTCTACAGAATAGTTTCCAGATTCATCAAATGTTCTCTGTGCAAGATAATCTTTTATAATTGAATAGTTAGTTTTAGTTTGTATTTTTTTTATTTCACCTTCTTCTATTCTAAGTAATTCAATAAAATCAGTATCAGTATCTACACTATCAATAGTTTTTTTAGTTAAAGATAAATTAATTTTAAATCTATCCGCACCAGGTGCAGAATAATTATTAAATCCTCTCGCATTATCATATAAAGAATCATCCTCTTTGGATGTTACAATTTCTTCACTTACTTTTAATCCAACTCTATAAGATGGTTTGTTTGTATAATACTCTAAAATAATAGTTTCATTAGTAACTCTAGCAAAAGTTCCCCTTACAAAATATATTCCATTTGCAATAGACGCTGCTGAACCAATAGATGTTGCATCGGTAGGTATAAGAGATGCAAATGGGGTTCCTGAAACTATTGTTGTATTTCCATAAACTACATTTTCATTACAAACCAGAGACTCTCCATCTTCAAACTGATTTACATTGAAATTTAAATCTGAACTTATATATTTTACATATAATGTAACATAATCTAAACCATTATTATTATTTGGAATTTCTATTTTTTGTATAGATGCAGTAATTCCACTTGAGTCTCCAGTAATTTTTTTATTGATAAATTTATCAATATAAAGAGATATATCGACACCAAAAGTAGTTGGATTTAATTTTACTGCATAAAATTGAGAATCATATGTTAAATTTCCAGGAATTACTACAGATCCTTCTTTAAATATATGACTCCCAAAAGATTCTATTTGATTTTGTAAAATAGATTGAATATTATTTAATTCTCTTGCTTGTATTGGTCGTCCTGGATTAAAAAGAACCTTATAAAAATTCTTTTCAGAATCAAAATCATCAAAATATGGACTTACATTTAAATTTGTTTTTTGTGCCATTTTTTAAAATTCCAGGATAATTTTAATATCTTCTTTTTGTCTAATATTACGAGTTATTAATGGGCGATTATCAATATAAAGAACATCTCCCGTCTTTCTATTTATCTCAGGATTTGCGAACCCATTATTAAATTCTACTCCAAGATTAATAATTTTATTATTTACTGTCGTAGTAATTCCAGAAAAATCTACATCAACAGACCCACTAAATCCACCAGTTCCAGTTATATTTCCATTAGAAGTAAAATTGACATTCGCATTTTTTTCAGTAGAAATTCCGACATAATCTCTTTGGTCATAAGTACTTTTATTGTAGTAAAGTGATCTGTCTTTAAAATATTTTAACACTTTAGTTTCACCATCATATGATGCAATATACCCTAAAGCACCAGATGTAGTTTGTGAAATTTTTTCACCGATAACTGGGGGAGTGTTATTTTGATTTGTAATTTTAATTGAATATAAGTTAGAAAATTGGGAACCAGAAAAAATTCCAGAAGAAGAAAAATTAGATGGGCTTCTTAATATTCCAACCTGACAAAATTTAGTATCAATAGGAAAATCTCTTGTAGAATCATCAAATCTTGAATATATTAAAATTTTATCAGCACCAAGTTCTTTATATAAATCATATCCGTGACCATATGAAGGAGGAATAATAGGAATTAATTTTGCTGGATTTGGTAAAGATCCTCCTGGTTGTAGTATACCCAAATCAACAATTCCATAAGTATAACCTTTCCCACCAGAAGTTACAACAGTATCAATAATTTCTCCATTTGAATTTGTTTCTATAGAAACTTTTCCTCCAGTCCCATCTCCCAAAATATCAACTTCCCTTTTAACTGAAGACGTATAATTTCTTCCCGGATTGTCAATGTATACAGTTTTTATTTGATTATTATTAATTCTCGAATCTCCATTTTCTCTAACTGAAATAATTTGAGAATCAGACGATGTTTCCCAATTATTTGGAAGTGAAATATATTCTGTAGAATCAAATTTTACAATATCACTTGCAGAAACTGTAAAAAGATATTTCCAAACATACCCATCTTCACCTGTCCCAGCAACAGAAGGTTCTAAATCAGTAAAAGTAGGTTCAAACTGAGACTGATTTCCAGTTGAATTTATTCCACTTGAACCATTTTGAATACAAATATAAACTTTATATTCACTATTCATCACATAATAATTTGAATCATATAGTCTATATCTTTTTGATATAGGAGAAGGATTCTCAATACTGTAATCGTGTCTATACATATCATATTTTTTTCCTCCTGACCAATCAATTCTTTTAACCACTCTTCTAATGTTGGAGGTTGTTATTTTTTTCCCAAAAAGAAGAGTATCTTTATAATGGTTATTATGATTAAAAGAATCAACTGGATTTGGGACAACTGGTGTATTGGGAGAAGAACCATCATCCCAATTTGGATTTCTCCCTATTCCACTGTTTATGTCTGGATTTACCAATCCTACCCATACATAATAAGAATTTGAACCATTATCAATTGATTCTATAAAATTAGAAGCATTTAATATACGAAATTGGTCTGTTACAAGTGCTGACATCTATATAAACTTTTTTATGTATTTATAATCATTTTACGAATTTTATTTTATTCTTAAAGAACCAGTTTCATTAAATCCAACACCTCTTCTTTGAATAATAGGATATGTAGATAAACCAGAATTATATCCAAATGATGTTATACCAACGCTTGATGTATATCCACTTACTCCTATAGAAATTGGATTACTTGAACGAGTGAATCCGGACATTCTTCCCCAAGAAAGTTTTCCTACAGGATATTCTTCTGTACCAGTAGTTGCAATTCCAACTATTGAAGTTGCAGAATGAATATTGCAAGTTAAAACTCCAACTGAAGAATTATAATCACTTACATAATAAATATTGTTTAAAAATGAAGTACTAATTGAAACTATATCAGTATTTCCAGTATTTATTGAAGTTACTCCATTTCCAACACTAGTATTTGAAATATAAATTGGATATCCAATTGACAATCCTGCTGGTGACGGAATTACTTTAAACTCTAATGCTAAAGGAACTCCTATTCCAGTAGTTGTTGCAATTCCAACTATAGAAGAATTGGAACCTTCTAATACCGAAATATTTTTTATTAATTCATATTTTTCTATAGAATCGGAAACAATAAATGCATCAAATTTAATTGGATTTATATTTTCATAATTAAATAGATTAATGGAATCTACAAATATCTCAGAAGAAGTAGTTGTAAGATTACTAATAATATTTGCAGTTGGATAAATTTGAGGTTCTAATGACTCTCTAGATTTAGAAATAAACTCACCATTAATTATTAAATCCGACTTTTGTTTAGTCCAATAAACTGGTTTTTGATTTAAAATATCAATTCCTTGTTCTCCATAAAGATTTGTTTCTACCCTATCAGATCCTGCTATTTCATATACAATTCTTGGATTTTGAGTGATAGTTTTATCAATAATATTATTATTACTAAAAACTTGTAAGGTATCACCAACTTTTATAGTTTGTTGAACGTTAAATACCTCTTCGGTATCTTCACCTCTTGTTCCACGATAAAAGAATATTGAAATGTTATCACTCGGTTTTGGTGCCACTGAAAAAGTAAATGTTGTTCCTCCATTAAATTCGTAAGATTCTCCTGGATTTTGTAAAACCCCATTTGTAAAAATTATAAGTAAAGATGAAAAATTAATTAGTTGAGAATCAGGATCATCTTCATCAATTTCAAAACTCAATAATTTTCCGTTATAATAAAGAGGAAATCTTCTTCTACTTCCATCTTGATAAATTTTAATAGAATCAATATAATCCAATTCACCAAATTGCCAAGATCCAAATGAATCATTAAATGTTTCTAGAACTGTAATTTCAAATTTTTCTGGAGGAGAAGAAAATCCCATAGCAGTAACTAATCCAACAGGAGTAAATACATCTCCTCTTTTAAATCCATAACCAGTTCTTGTTATTTTAAATGATTTAACCTCAAACAAAGTAGATCCAATACCAACTGATGTTGAACTTGCCCCAACTTCAACGTTTAATAATAATCCATTTCCAGTTTCTGTTGTGTTTCCAATTCCAAGTCTAGATACTCCAATTACTGGAAGATTTTCATAACTTGGAGAAGATACATTAATTGTTGGATTTATATATCCTGTTCCCCCATCAATAATTTTAAATGATAAAGTTCCTCCAGCGCCAACAATTGCTTGAATTGTTGCATCAATACCAGTATGAGAACTTTCAGTAACATCAACAGAAACTAGATTTCTATACCCAGAACCAAATGATCCAAAAGTTGTTCCTATTCCAACTGAAACTATTGAACCACCAGCACCAACAATTGCGGTAACTGATGCTCCAACTAATGGTGCATATCCTAAACCTGGTGTTGATCCTAAAGAAACAATTAATCCTCCTCTTGGAAGTTGATTTTGATTTACATCAAAATTTGACTTATAGACACTTCCATCAGTACTAGTAATACCAGTAAACACAATGCTACTGATTCCAGAATTTTCTGAAATAATATAATTATTTAATGTATTATTTAATGTAGTTGGTGTTTGGAAAATGTTATTAATAAAAACAATTCCATTCCCACCACTTGTTCCTATTCCGGTAGTGTTTATTCCTTGAGTAGTTAAAGTAAATGTTTGACCAATTCCAGTAAATTGTGAAGAAATATCATCGTATATTCTACTGGTTTCATAATTTTTTCTTAAAAATACCCTTCCGAAAAAAGTATCTCTTTGTCTTGGTAAAGCACTTGGTTGAGGTTCAATTATATCTAATAAACTTCCTTTTGGTGGTTCCGTAAAGAAAATTTTATTTCCAACTATATTATAAAATCCCCTATAAATTCCAACTATTGAAGAATCAGTATGTACTCCCACTTTAGTACCAAGAATTCCTCTCTGAACTTCAACTAAAGGAATATTACCAGTATATGTTATTTTTTCTGAGGTTGTCGTGCCAAAACCAACATTTTCAACTTTCATATATTCATCATCAATTTTTAATATATCATTTGGTAAAATAGAACTAATACCGCTTAATGAAAATATTGTAGATATTCCACTAATTTGCCCACCATTATTGGATAAAGTGTGATTTATTAAACTGTAGGAAATTGGATATTGTACTAAATTGTTTATACCAATAATCACTTTTTCATTTTTCTTATACATTTCAATTTCATGAACATTTCCGGATCCAATAGAAGTAAATGTCACGCCTATTCCCTGAGATGCATATTCCGGTCTTGTTGATAATCTGAATACATCATTACTATCTTTAATTGCCCACAATTTATTCGGTAAAATATTAGTTGTTATTCCCAAATAATTAGAAGTTTCACCTATTCCCATCGCAGATGCAGCAATTCCAGTAAAAGTTGAATTTGGAGTGTAAATTAACTCTTCACCAGTACTGAAGAAATGATTTGATATATTAAATTTTCCAGTTGACAATTCAACTATAGACGTATTTGCAGGATTAAATCTTTTAGAAAAAATTGGAATGTTTTTATATTTTAATTCAAAATTCAATCGGTCACCAAGAATTGTATTTAATCCAAAATAATTAGAAATAACTACAGATTCGGAAACTGAACCATAGTTCAATGTTGGTGGATCATTAAAATAATCTAATTCTTGATAAAAATTTTCATTAAATGAAATGATTTCTATTTTTCCATTTATTGATTGATCTGGATAAAATATAATATTGAAATTATTATTTACAATTTCTGAACTAAATGTACCAATTCCACTTGTACTTCCAATTGATAAAAATGGATATTGCAATGAGTATGAATCACTTCCATCGTGAATTGACATTACTTGATGCAATGCACTTGTATTTCCAATAGAAATTTTAACAACAGATTTTACTGATGAAAATAAGTTTTTGTCTAAGGTTAAAATTGTAGTAGATGCTGATGAAACATTTGTATAATTTGAACTATACAACAAAGTTCTTTCATTTCCTGGAATTTCACCAGAACTAATAAATCTATAAATTCCTTCCCCTAAAGAAGTTGTTCCAAACCCAACAGATTTAGATTTAACTTTAATTGTGTTATTTGAAGTATTTGTATAGTTTAAAGATAAAATTCCATTAGAAATAGATGAACCAAAAGATCCAATAAAACCAGAACTACTTCCAATATTATCATCAAAATAATATTCACTCATATAACTATTTGTTCCATCATGAGTTAAATATATTTCTACGTAATTTATATTGGATTCATTTAAATCTGAAACAATTATATTTGCATATAAAGATGAATACTTTGAAGAATCTATTCTTACTAATGATGATGTAACTCCAGACAATACTTCTTTATTTTCATTTATTAAATCAATACATCCTATTCTTTTAAATGATGATATTCCAATAGAACTTGAATCTGAAATACTATTTTGTAAAACTTTAATATCAAAATTTGAATCGTATTCGTCATATGGATTAAATTTAAGATAAAAATTACCTAGATCATTTACATATCCTTCAATTTGTGATATTAATTCAGTAAAAGAAAAATATTCAGTTGATGAAGATGATACAAGTCCCTTATTTAATGTATAAATTTCTGTATCATTGTTTATAGTGATAACTTCATCAAATTGAATTTGGTTATTATCAATATTTCTCGTTTGTATTAAAAATCTATTGTATAGATTACTTGGATTTATTGTGAAAATATTTGTTGATGAAGATCTTTCATCTTCATTACTAGAAAATAACCGACTTATATCATCTATTTCCAAAACTGCATTAGTTTTACAAAGAATATAATCTGATAATTTGACTTTATTGAATTCTAAAAACTTAGAATTGTTCGCAGATACATCAGCATCAAGAACCAAATCAAAATTATTAATTGTATCTAAACGATTTTCATTAATGTAATTATTGATAAGTATAATATTTGATCTTGAAGTTTCAACTCCAGATGCAGTAGATTTTTCTATTTGAAAATCAGCAAAATTTTTCAATCCACTGGGATGTAAAATACTATTTACAGGTGTTACAATTTCTTCCCATGTTTTACTACTTTTTACAGAATATGAGAGATTTTGATAGTAATCATTATCTGGAATTACTTGAAAATCTTCATTTAATTTACCAGAATTATTTTTCCACCCCAAATTTTGTTTATTTGAATATTTTATATTATATTGACCTTCTATTGAATTTTGATTACTTACAGTTGCTTCACTTAAAGATTCAAATCCTCTAATTTTTTCATTTGGCGATACATTATAACTACCAGAAACTCTTACAGAATTTATATTAGAATTGACTACAATTAAATCACTCTCAATAAAACCATTTCCATTATTTACAAGTAGTTTTTCTCCAATAAAAAATGGAGAAAACGTTTGGGTTACTTTAAATTCTGGATAATTTGAAAAACTAATTATATTTGCATAAGATTCTTGTAATGTTTTTGGTGTTCCAGGATTATTTGTAAAATCAGAAATATCATATTCTAATTTAGATGGTATTCCTGAAAAATAATTTTTTATTGTGAAAAAATTATATCCGTGGTCAGATGAATTAAATCCATCACCACCAGAACCAACTTTTTGAATTCCTTCTACAAATATTTTTTCTTGATTTGAAAATGGTGGTGTAGTAAATCCCAAAATGGGTGTAACAAGAATACATGTTACGATTCCTGAAGATGAATATTGAACTTGATCAATAGAAACTCCGTTTGAATTATTGATTGCTCTAATTGTAACTGGTTTTGATGGTAAACCTTTAGGATAGTTTTCAATGCTTACTGAATTAATTGATGAACCAAATAAATTTGCTCTTATAAATCCAGAATCAATAAGTTCTCCAGTATCTGTATTTACACAAACCAAATTTGGAGGAGATGTATAATCTTT